ATAGATTTTATATAGATTTAATCTAACCTAATCTCTATGTTCCAGTCCTGTGTGGGCTGTTGATGTTATATAAGATGGAAAAATATTTATTAATTTCAATTTACAGGAGGAAATTTATTTAATGAGTGACAAAGTAAGGCAGATGACAAATCAAGTAGTATTAACAGGAAAAGTAACTGAATTTGAAATGAAAACAGGTACTGTTGCAAATGGCGATAGTAAAGGTGCTCCTTATGTAAGTATTAAGGGTGAAATTCAGTTTGGAGAACACAAAGCTATGGCACGTTCGTTTGAACGGTATGTTCAGGAGTATCGTGTCAAGGATGGCAAAAAGATTGAAAGTAAAGCGTATGCACCAACTCTTGATTGGGCTAAATCGGTTAAATCTGTTGCGAAAACTAATTGGGATGAAGCAACAGAAGTTTCATTAACATGTTCATTTGCAAAGCTTATTGAGGCATTAAAGTGTACAGTTGCTTTTATTAATGATGTAAATGGAGATTATAAGGCGACTGCTGATATTGAAGGGTATATTCAGTCTATTGTATCAGAAAGAAAAGGTGAGGATCAGGTTGAAACAGGAAGACTGAGAGTAACGATTTTAACTAACGATTTCTTTGGAAATATTATTCCTATTAAAAATATCATTGTTCCTGCGGAATTAAGAGAAGCGTTTGAAGATGGTTACGAAGTAGGGCAGACAGCAAAGGTATTTGTTGATTTTACCTTACATAAAGGTGAAGAGAAGCCTAAGAAATCTGGTGGTATTGGTGTTCAGAGAACAACCGATGGCAAGTCTTATGTAGAAATGATTCTAACTGGTGCAGATCCGGCATTAGATGAAGATGAAAAGGATGCATTTTCTAAGGAAGCGGTAAGAATCGGATTGGCTGAGAGAAAAGCTGATTTGGATAAGTTGAAAGAAGCAGGATATCAGGGTGGTAAAGGCGATGGTAAATCTATTAGCAGTGCATCTACTAATTCTAAACCAAAGCCTGTAACAGATGATGAGATTCCATTTTAGGAATCCAATTATATTATAACAAAAACACGAATAGAAAAGGAGATTACATAACATATGGCAGAAATTGATATTTTTAGTTTACAACCAAGCACAATCAGTAGAGATTTATCAGGAAAGAGTTTTTTGATTTATGGAACAAGAAAGAGTGGTAAAACATCGAATGCAGTTAAGTTTCCGAAACCATTAGTGATGGGTTTTGAAAAAGGTTGGAATATGCTTTCTGGCGTATATGGGCAACCTATCAACAAGTGGTCTGAAGCATTAAAAGTTAAGAAACAGTTGTTAGTAGATGTTGATAGAGTTGAAAAGAGACAGAAAGAGGAAACAACTTTTAAAACGGTTGTGGTAGATACTGCGGATTTAGCTTATATGATGTGTGAAGACCATATCCTTGCAAAAGAGGGAGTGGAATATCTTGATGAAACAGAGTCGAAGAGAGGTTACAAGGCAGTTAAGAAAGAGTTTAATATGTTCTTCCAAGAAATTGTAAAGGCTGGTTATACTCTTGTAGTTATTGCACACTCTGAAACAAAGCAAATTAAGGAAAATGGCGAGAAATATGAAAGAACTCAACCATTAGTAGACAAACGTGGTTTTGAAGTTCTTGCTGGATTAGTTGATGTTGTTGGTTTTGCAACCAATGAACTACAAGAAGACGGTACTAATAAGATGGTTCTTACAATGAGAGGTAATCAGTATCTTGAAGCTGGTACAAGAAATAAATATATGTCTGTAAAGATTCCGTTCACCTACGAAGCATTAAGAGCTGATATGGAACAAGCTATTGATAAGTTAGAAGCAGAAGATGGTGCTGTTATTTCTGATAAGCCAATCGAAGTTTATAAAGATCAGTCTGAAGTTGCTGATTTTAAAGAAACGGTGTCTACTATTGGTAAAATTGCAAAGGCATTAAATGATCAGGGAATGATGGATAAGTATCAGGCTATTACAAACAAGCATCTTGGTAAAGGTAAATTAGTAAGAGATTGTGATGCTACACAGATTGATCTTCTTATGCTTATTTTAGATGACTTGAATGATTTGATTAAAGAAGAAGGACTTTTGATTGAATAGTAAGTAAGGGGTTAATCCCCTTATCTTGCTAAGAAAGGTAGTGTAAGGATGGCAAGAAAAGTAAAGTGTCCTGAGTGTGGAACATTCAATGATAAAGAAAATGCTGTGTGCCATAATTCCAAATACTACTGTAAGGTTTGTTATGACAATAAAATGCGTGAATCGCAAGATTATAAAGACCTAATTGCTTACATATGTGAGCTTTATCAAATAGATGCTCCGACTGGATGGATGCTGAAACAAATTAAAGATTTTAAGGAGCAATTCAATTACACATACAGAGGAATGAAAACTACATTACACTACTTTTATGAGATACAAGAAGGAAACGATGTAGCTGACAGTATGGGTATTGGTATTGTTCCTTTTGTCTATGATGAAGCGAAAAAATTTTACATAGACAAAAAAGCAGTTAAGGACAGTGTAAGCGATTGTGATTTAGATAAAATGCAGAATAATAAACGCATTATAAAAATGCGTAAACCAAACAAACCAGATGAAAATAAGTATAAAGACATAGCATTGATTGATATAGAAAAACTATGAAAGGAAGAATACCTATTTGAAAAAAAGCAAGTTAGTAAGCTATGTAAATAAGCAAGCAATTAGAGAAATCTTAGGTAGCTTATTACAAGAACCCTCTTTGATTAGGGAGTACAAAATTGTACAAAACGATTTTCCTGAAACCTTTCATAAATTGATTTTTGCAGCAATTAATAATCTCTATAAAAATGGAGCAGAAATTATTGATGCGGTAGCAATAGATGAGTATCTTTCTCATTACGAAACACAATATCAAGTATTTACAAAAAATGAAGGTATTAACTTTTTGGAAAAAGTACAAGAAATGGCTTTACAAAGCAATTTTAAATACTATTATGACCAATTAAAAAAATTTTCGCTGTTAAGAAGTTATGCTGAAAATGGTATTGATGTTTCTGAGTTTTTTGATCCAGATGAGATAGATCCAGTAACGATTGAAACACAAAGAAAATTACTAGATGAATATTCTTTACAGGATATCATCAATCATTATAAGAAGAAGCAATTAAAAATTATTGCTCCTTTCATCAGTACAGAAGGTAGAGACTCTAAAAAAGCAGGTGTTGGTGGACATGAGCAGAAAGAAAAATGGAAACAAGACACTGCCTGGGGGATAGGTTATTCAAGCGCATATCTCACTACTGCTTTACATGGAGTAAGAAAAAGGCGTTTTAATGTAAAATCTGCCGGTACTGGTGTAGGGAAAACTCGTTCAAGCATTGCGGATATTGGTTATGCTTGTTCTCCGTATTATTATGACAAAGCACTTGGGAAATGGTGCGAAAATCCAAATGGTACATATAATGGTGCATTGTATATTGGCACAGAAATGGAATTGTTAGAAGAAATAGATCCTATTCTTTGGGCTTATATAGCAGATGTTCCTCAAGATCATATTGAGTTTAACATGTATGAAGAGGGAGAAGAGGAAAGAGTAGATAAAGCCATTGATATTTTGGAACACGAAGCAAATATTTGGTTTGAATATGTACCAGAATATGATGCCAACACTTTAGAAGAAGTTATTGAGCAGCATAAATTAGACCACAATATTGAATATGTTTGGTTTGATTATATTAGTGCTACTGTGGAATTAAATAGCGAATATGCTTCTGAATCAAAAGTAAAAATGGTTGTTAGAGAAGATCAGGTATTAGCAAATCTTTCTAAGAAACTAAAGAATTTTACTCGAAAGTTTGATGTTTCAATTGATTCGTTTACACAGGTAACAGGAGATTTCAAAAATGAAGCAAATCGTGACCAAACAATTGTAAGAGGTGCCAAATCTATTATTGATAAAGCTGATGGTGCAATGATTGCAATGCCTCCGACTGAGAAGGAATTAAAGAAAGTTGAACCAATTACAAGAGAATTGTTGAATAAACCAGCTCCTAATTTGGTGTATTCACTTTACAAAAATCGTGGTGGTAAATGGAATAAGATTAAGATTTGGCTTTACATAGATTATTCCACAATGAGAGTGCATGACTTATTTGTTACTGATTATGAATATAAACTTATCAAAGATATCGAGAAAACATACATAAACGTATCTAATGAAGAGTATGCAAGTACAAAAGCCATAAGAAATCCTATTGAGAATCTTGAAATTACTGAGAAAGAAACAGAAGAAATGAAATTTTAAGAGGTGATATTTTGATAGATAAAGATTATCTACTTGAACATATCACTGAAGAACAGATTTTACAGCTCTTAGCAAGGTTTGGTGCAGTTCCTTATGGAGCAATAAAAGAAAAAGAGATATGGTTTCAAACAATTTGTCATGGTGGAGATAGTCATAAATTATGTTTTTTCCGAGATACAAAAACATTTTACTGTTACACAAATTGCGGTCAAATGTCTTTATTTAATCTGATAATGAAAGTTAAAAACTACACATTTTCAGAAGCAATAAAGTTTGTTACAAATGAAATAGGAATAAGTAATAGGTATGGTTTTAATAATACAATACCTATGATTAACCAAGAATTATTAAAAATTGATAAGTATATACAACTTCGTAAACCCAAAAAGACAGAAATAAAACATCTTCCCAAAATAGATGGTAAAATCATCAACTATTTTGAAGATAATGTGTTTTACATAGGTTGGATAGATGAGGGGATAAGTATTGAAACAATGCAAGAATTTGGAATTAGATGGTATGAACTTGAAAAGCATATTATCATCCCACATTACAACATAAACGGAGAATTAGTAGGTATACGAAGGAGAAGTTTACAAGAGAAAGATAAAAATAATAAATATATGCCTGAAATGATTGAGGGTATTACATATACACATTCATTGAACCTAAATTTGTATGGTTTGGATAAACATATGAAAGGCATATTAAAGACAAAAAAGGTAGTAATTGCAGAATCAGAAAAAAGTGTAATGCTTGCTCATGAATATTATGGAGAAGACGCTTTTGTGGTTGCGACATGCGGATTTAATATTTCCAACTGGCATAGAGATGTGCTGCTTAGTTTAGGTGTAGAAGAAGTAATGTTAGCATTTGATCACGATTTCGAGCTACAAGATTTTGAAACATGTGATGAAGATAATCCAGAATATCAAAAGTTTTTAAGATATGTTAAGCGTATTTATTCATTAGCACATAAGTTTACGGCATTTTGCAGGACTTATGTATTGTGGGATGATATGGGTTTATTAGGAAAAAAAGATTCTCCATTTGACAAAGGTAAAGAAGTATTAGAGGCACTGATGAATCATAAGATTGAAATTACTACAGAAAGGGACGGTGAAGAATAGTTATTGGATAAATTATTATGGAGAACAATACATAAGTGTGAATTTAATAAGGAAGACGATTTCTTAGAAAGAATACTTACACAGGATGGTGTGGAAGATATATATGATTTTTTACATGTTAATAAAACTCATACTCATTCACCATTTTTACTTAGAAATATAGAAGAAGGTATTGGTTTATTACATGAAAAATTAAGTGGAACAATTTTTATTAAACGAGATCCTGATGTAGATGGTTATACTTCATCTACATATTTAAGAGGATTTATTACAGATATTTCACCTGATACAAAAATTATTTGCAGTACAAGTTATCAAAAAGAACATGGCATTTTCATTGATGACATTAAAGATATTGTTGATGAGATAGATTTGATTATTATTCCAGATGCCGGTTCAAGCAGTGTAGAAGAATGTAAAGAAATTACAGAAAAATATCATATTCCAATTTTGATTATTGACCATCATGAAATCAACGAAGAAGTAATGAAATATGCAACCTTAATTAATTGTATGGATGGTCAATATCCTAACAATACGTTGTCTGGTGTCGGTGTAGTTCATAAATTCTGTTTAGCATATGCAGAAAAGTATGGAATCAGAGAAGAAGTATGTAATTATTATTTAGATTTAGTTGCACTTGGAATGATTGCTGATTCAATGGATATGCGTAATTTAGAGACTCGATATTATGCACTTGAAGGATTAAAAGAGGAAAACAGACATAATCTTCTCATTAAAGAATTGGCTTTGAAGTATGAAGAAGATATGAAATTAGGTTTTACTCTTGATTCGATTGGCTGGGTTATTGCTCCTAAAATGAATGGACTTATTAGATATGGAACACCTGATGAGCAAAACGATATGTTTAGAGCGTTGTGTGGAGAAAAAGAAGATAGAGAGTATCAACCAAGAAGACCAAGAGGAGCTGGTAAGAACTCACCAAAACCACCTATTGAAATTCATTCTTTACAGAAAACAATGGCGAGAGTGTGTGGAAATGTCAAAGAAAGACAAGATAAAGCGGTAAGAGAGTATATGAAAACTCTTGACGATGCAATTCAAGAACAGCAGTTAGACAAGAACAGTGTAATTATTATTGATGCAACTGAGATTGTTGATAAGAAAACTGTTACTGGTTTAGTAGCAAATAAATTGGCAGAAAAGTATCATAGACCAATTGTTATTTTAAGAAGTAGAAATGATGAATTGTATGGTGGTTCAGGACGAGGATATGAAAAAGGTAAAATTGATAATTTCCGTACTTTTTTAAATGAAACAAATGTATTTGAGTGTGCAGGACATGAGAATGCCTTCGGAGTGTCGCTTGCTAAAAAAGATTTAAGTAAAGCAATAAAGTTGTGTAATGAAAAGTTGAAACTGGATGATTTAATAACCATACACGAGGTTGATTACGAAGTAAAAGCTGAAAATCTTACATCTAAAGCAGTTATGAAAGTTGCTGAATCCTATGAGATTTGGGGCAAGGGAGTACCTGAACCAACATTTGTTATAACCGATATTCAAATTCCTGCAAAGGATATTATTGGATATGGTGAAAATAATGGGTTTATTAAATTTAATTACAACGGTATTGATTACATAAAAAAGTATTGCTGCAAAGGTGAATGGGAAGAAATGACACTAAGAGATAGAAATGTCTTAGGTGAAAATAAAAAAATCCTTCGCATGACTATTATTGGAAACTTTGTATTGAATGAGTGGGATGGTCAGCGTTATCCACAAATAAAAATAAAGTATTTTGAAAGTGAAGAGTATGTTCCTACCAGTAAAAACAAAGTAGATATAGATGATGACTTTTTATTCTAAGAGAAAGTGAGGAAACATGAGTAGTTTTAATATAGAAGAAATTGAGTTTATGTCGAATCACAACCACACAGAAGACTCAAATTTTAGATTAAAAGACTGCATTATTAGAGCAGAAGATATTGTAAATAGAGCAATAGAATTAGGCTATAAAGGTGTCAGTGTAACAGATCACGAAACTGTTTCCTCACATATTAGGATAATGCAGCGTTTTCAAACATTAAAAAAATTACAGAAAAAGTATAAAACCTATTTATCAGAGAATGATGAAGAAGGTTTAAAGAACGATAAAGGCATACAGAAAGAACTCCATCTATTAGAAAAGATGGATGATGATTTTAAACTTGGATTAGGAAATGAGATATATCTTATTGACGATCTTTTTGATGTAAAGGAAAACTATGAACCAGGTGTTACAAAGTATTGGCATTTTATTTTAATAGCAAAAAATCCAAAAGGATATGAACAAATTAAAAGAATTTCATCTGAAAGTGCTTGGAAGAATTGGTTCAGACAAGGAAAGATGGAACGTGTGCCAACTATAAAACGTGAACTGGAAGAAATTATTGGAGAAGAAAAGGGTAATATTATTGCAACGACTGCTTGTCTTGGCGGTGAGTTTCCTAATTATGTAATTTCATATTTTAGAGATGGTAATACATCAGCAAAAAGAAAAATACATGAGTTTGTCCAGTGGGGGATTAATGTATTTGGAAAGGAAAACTTCTTTTTTGAATTACAACCAACATTTGAAAAACCTTGTTATGATACATTAGAACAACATCCACAGATAACATTTAATAAAAATGCGGTAATGCTTGCAAAGGCATATGGATTAGATTACACATTCGCAACGGATAGCCACTATTTAAAAAAGGAACATAGACCAGTCCATGAAGCATATTTACATGCCGATGAGGATAATGCAAGTAATCGAGAATTGGGCGATTTTTATGCAACAACTTATATGCTGGATATTGCAGAATTGTGTGAATTGCTTGGTTCACATTTAGCAGATGAGGAGATCATACAAGGTTTTAAAAATACTATGAAAATGCACAGTATGATTGAAACATATGATTTAAGCCACTCTGTAATTGTTCCAAGGGATAAAAAGATACCTAAATTTGAATTACGACACGTATTTAAAGAATGGTATGACGAGTATCCATATATTAAAAAGTTTGCTGAGAGTGAAGGTGAGCAAGAAAGATATTTACTTTACATGATTGAACAAGCTGTAGCAGAAAGAAAAATACGTCTTGTGAAATCAGTAGTTGAAAGACTAAATACAGAACTAGGTGAAGTGTGGGAGATTTCAGAAAAGATACATATGAGACTGGCTACATATTATGTGCTAGTTAGAAACATTATTATTGAAATAATGTGGAAAGTTTCTTATGTGGGTATAGCAAGAGGATCAGTGACAGGATTTTTAATGG